AATGGCACAACGCAAAGTACGGCAGGAATTACATTATCTGCTGATTTTGACGGTGTAACAGGGTTAAACAATGTACTAATTGACCTTTCAGCGGATGTATTTTATGCGGTAGCTAGTGATTATCACATAGTAATTACGACTGGAACGGTTAATAGTGTGTCGGTAGTGGGTGAGGTTGTTGCCACTTTTAGTATTGAAAATAGATTTGATGATGTAAATGTAGTCACGGTAAGCGGCACTTCTCAGACTGGCAACGATAACGGGGCTGATATAAATACATTAATAACAAATGTTCCAGATGTCATTTCGCTAGCTAATATTAACTCACAAGCTGACACGGCATTATCTGATTTTTTTACTTCAGCAGGTACATTGGTTGACCTTATTTGGGATGAAGTATTAACAGGCGGATCTCATAATGTTGCCACTTCAGCAGGGCGAAGATTAAGACAATTGCAAGATTCAGGATCTTATAATGAAGGTGGTGCAACGGTTTATCTAGATACGGTTAATGGGGTTGCTGGAACTACTAATTATGAAAATGGAACGCTAACCAATGCAGTAGATACTATCGGTGACGCAGTAACATTGATGGCAAGTATTCCAGCGGATCACTTGAACATATCATCTAATTCAACGCTAACACCAACTGCCGATCTAAATGATATAAATATTCACGGTATAGGATATACGCTTAATTTAAACGGAAAAGATTTTGCTGGCACACATGTTTATCATGCAAGCCCTATAAATGGAATAGCATTAACCGCCGGATCGTCCGACCATTTTGATGTTTTAGATTCCATAGTAGATACAGTGACATCAGACAATATCCATATGACTAATTGTATTTTTATTGGAACTTATACATTTGGTACTAGCGCGATTGTATCGCCAAACGTGAATATTAATCATTGCAAATCAGGGATTGCAGGCGCTTCTGCCCCAATTTTTACAAAAACATCAGGGGCAACATTAACAGCTAGTGTTAGAGATTGGACAGGTGGGTTTACTCTAAGTGGATTAGAATCTGGCGATGTAGTCACATTAGATGGGGTATTTGGAACTATCACCTTAAATGGGGCTGATGCTACCGTTGAATTAAGGGGCATAGCAAAGGCGGTTGTAAATAATTTAACCGGATCTCCTTCTGTAAATACTGACGGGCTGTTGGTAACATCGCAATTAGTTGATGACATATGGGATGAAGCATTAAGCGGTCATAATACTGGCGGGAGCTCTGGCAAGGCGTTACGTCAGATGTTAGAAGGTACGGTATCGGCAGAGTCAACGGTAAATGATGCAAGTGCCACAACGACAAGTTTTATAACTGCGTTGACAGAGGCTACCGATGATCATTACGACGATGTTTCTCTAGTATTCATCGATGGCGCATTAGTCGGGCAATCTAGACCGGTTTTAAATTACAATGGAACTACAAAGACAATCACACTAGATGAAGGCTTGACATCTGCACCGGCAGACGGTGACGCATTTATAATCAAGACAGATCATGTTCACCCGATAACTGAAATAGCTTCAGCAGTCACTACAGATATGGATAGTAACTCAACAAAACTAGCAGAATTAACCACCCAAGGCGATACTAACGAGACTAAGATCGATACTTTGACAACAACCGTAGGAACAGCAGGAGCAGGGTTGAGCGATCTAGGCGGGATGTCTACTGGAATGAAAGCGGAAGTCAACGCAGAGGCAGACACAGCCATTAGTGACGCTTCACTAGCTACTGCTGCCAATTTAGCCGCGGTCGATGGCGGTAACCGGCACGCTCTCAACCACTCAAGCCACATCCGACTTAACAGGTTATGCGGATAACCAGCTAATAGGTGCTGTGATTATTGCTACTTCTGGTGATGCTGAAGGCGAGAGGAAAGCTATCACTGATTATGCAAGCGCTAGTGGCTTATTGACATTTGATGCAATGACAACCGCCATGGCTAACGGCGATACATTTAAGGTAGTCTAATGGTAGCTGTCACTAGACTAGGCCTAGGTGGTAGTTCGAGAGCTGTTTATGGCAACTTAACGATTCCATCAGTATGCGATCCAGACTTCCCATCGTGGGCAGAAGGATCGTGGGCCGATGGTGTTTGGGCAGATAATTCCTGGTGTGGAATGACTGCCCCAGTCGTAGTAGAAGAAACAAAATTTAATTTAGTTATTGGCATCAAAAATGGCATGGCATATCGGGTGATTTGATGGCACAAAAAAGCATAAGTTTACCTAATAATTGGGCTCCAAGGCCATACCAAAATAAACTATGGAATTATTTAAAAACTGGTGGCAAAAGAGCGGCTATTTGTTGGCATAGACGAAGTGGTAAAGATGCCGTCATGTTGCATCATAACGCCTGTGCTGCGTTTGAAGCCAAAGGTAACTATTGGTATATGCTACCTGAATATAACCAGTGTAGAAAGGCTGTATGGGATGCTGTTAACCCATGGACTGGAATTAAAAGAATAGATGAGGCATTTCCTTTAGAAGTAAGAAAAAAGACATTAGAACAGGAAATGAAAATTATATTTGCTAATGGTAGTTCATTTCAATTAATGGGTTCAGATAACTATAATGCATTAGTTGGTTCTACTCCACGCGGAGTTACATTTTCAGAATATGCTCTTTCAAACCCTTCAAGCTGGGGATTTATTCGTCCGATTATTTTAGAAAATAAGGGCTGGGCAATATTCAATTCCACTCCCAGAGGAAAAAATCATTTCTATAAAATGATTAACATGGCACAGAAGAGTGACTCATGGTTTAGTCAAACGCTTACAGCAGATGAAACAAACGTATTTACTAAAGAGGAATTATTAGAAGAATTACGCGAGCTCCAAGACGAGCATGGCGATACTTTTGGTAAGGCAATTTGGTTGCAAGAATATTTTTGTTCTTTTGATGCTGCAATTCCAGGCTCTATATGGGGAGAATCTTTAGCTAAAGTGACTCAGGATGGACGTATTACAGATGTTCCTCATACTGATGGATATCCTGTATTTACTGCCTGGGATTTAGGCCGCAGAGACCATACTTCAGTTTGGTTTTACCAAGTTGTTTCAAATGAGATACGAGTAATTGATTTTTACAATAATAACTTTAGAGAAATTCCAGAATTAGCTCAAATGTTACGTGATAAAGCAACAGAAAATGGTTATGAATATGGGCGACATTGGGTTCCACATGATGCTGTTCCTGTTAAATTAGGCATGGGTGGAAAGTCTATGATGCAGCAATTCATTGATGAAGATGTAGGTGCATTTGCGGCAGTTCCATCAATGGGTAGAGATAAAGGCATTCAAGCGGCAAGAGCAACATTTAAACTTTGCTATTTTGATAGAGATAAGTGTGGTGAAGGTGTTGAGCATTTAAAATCATATCATCGTAAATATGACGAATCTACACGAACATTTTCTGATGAGCCAGTACATGATGATCATTCTCATCCTGCAGATGGATTTAGATATTTATCTTTATCATGGAAATTTAGCAAGGCAGAAAATGAAGAATTATCTCAAGCGGATAAGTTTAAAAAAGGTAATATTGTTGGTATAAACTTTGGCGCAATGAAGAAAGAACATTTCAGAAAAAAACGACTAGAGAGAGATTATGGATAGTGTAATCGATTGGTTAGAAGAAATAAAAGACGCTAAAAAACGAGAAAAAGATTTTCGTAAAAATGGTGAGCGTATTATTGAGATATACGAAGATGGTGAAAATACGCCATTCAATATTTTATATTCAAATACTGAGACCCTTTTGCCTGCAATATATTCTAATTTACCAAGGCCGGTTATTAAGCGAAGATATGACGATGATGATCCAATCGGAAAAATAGCTTCTGATGCTGGGCAGAGAATGCTTGAATATTTGATAGATACTGATAGCGATAATTACGAGAAATTTTCTGATGCAATTGAAAGTGCTGTTCTAGACGGGTTACTTCCAGGTAGAGGCGTAACGTCTATAAAATATAATGCCAATATTAACGAAGATCCAGAAAACCCATCGGTAGATGATGAGATGATTTGTGCAGACTCAAAGGTGTGGAATCGAGTTTATTTTGGATATGCAAAAAAGTGGTCAAAAGTTCCTTGGATAGCTTATGAAGAGTATTTAACAAGGAAAGAAGCTAGTAAATTATTTGAAGAAGATATAGTTTCTAAATTAAAGTTTACTACTGAATCAAGTGATGATGACAATAATGATGACAATGATAACAAAGGGAAAGCAGAAGTTATTTGTGTTTATCAAATATGGGATAAGTCAGATAAAACAGTAAAATATATAACCGACCAATACAGAGAGGGATATCTTGACGAAAAAGATGATCCTTTAGGTTTGACAGGATTTTTTAATTGCCCTAAGCCTATTTCATTCGTGCAGAAATCTAGTAATTTAGTTCCAACGGCTTTATATACTTTATATAAGAATCAAGCAAAAGAATTAAATAGAATTCAGATGAGATTAAATAAAATTATAGAGGCAATAAAGGTTAGAGGTTGCTATGACGGCAATCTAGGTTCTGAATTAGAAAATATAATGAATGGTGATGATAATGATCTAATACCTACTGATAAGTCATCAACATTAATGAATCAAGGTGGATTTGATAAATCTATTTGGTTACTACCAATTGAAAAATTAATAATTGTTGCGAGAGAGCTGTTTTCAGCAAGAGAGCAATCAAAGCAAGTGATTTATGAAATAACAGGCATCTCTGACATTATTAGAGGGCAGTCAAAAGCTTCTGAAACTTTAGGGGCGCAAAAGATTAAAGAATCATGGGGAACCATGAGGCTGAAGCGACTACAAAAAGAAGCTCAACGGTACGCTTTAGACTTAATTAAAATCATGCTAGAAGTCGCTGTTAAGCAATTTGATGCTGAAATGTGGAGTAAGATTACAAATATAAATTTATTAACAAAAGAGAAAAAAGAAGAAGGTCTTCAGTTATTGCAGCAAACAAAAGCGGCCGGACAAGAACCGCCGCCAGAAATGGCAAAAGCTTTAGAAGGGCCGACATGGGATGAAGTTTTAGATTTGCTAAAAAACGACTCTCTTAGAATGTATCGTATAGATATAGAAACTAATTCGACATTAGATGTAGAGGCAACAGAAGATAAGCAGTTAATCGCTGAGTTTATGAACTCTATAGCTCAATTTATGAATGGTATAAATCCTTTATTAGAAAAGGGCTACATGGATTTTAATGTCGCAAAATCTATGCTTGTTGAGGTTACTCGGCGTTATAGATTTGGTCGTGAAGTAGAAGATCAATTAATGTCAATGGAAGAACCCAAGCAGCAAGATACTGAAGCACAAATGAAACAAATTCAAGAGCAAACTAAACAAATTCAAGATCAAGGAAAGCAGCTTCAAGAAGAACAGCAAAAATTTAAAGAAGAATCATCTAAAAAAGAGGCTTCAATTGTTGAAGATCAGCAAAAACTTGAAATGGATAAAATGAAATTTGAGTTTGATAAAAAGCTTTTAATTCAGACTCAAAAAGCACAAAAAGTTCTTGATGATAAAGTTAATGAATTAGAGGCACAAGCTAACGATTTAGCAACCAAAGAAATAAAAAATGAAGTAAATGATATGATCAGAGATTCAAAACGTGAAACTCAATCAATCTTAGATAAACATGAAGCAAAAATGATAAAAAATAAATCTAAAGAGGCCTGCTAATGCCAATTTATGAATATTTATGCGATAAAGGTCACAAATTTGATCGTTATTTGAAAATGGACGACTACAAAAAGCCACAAATTTGTGAGTGCGGAGAGAAATCTAAAAAGTTATTTTCGCCTGCTATGATTATTAATTCATTCGAGTCTTACGAATCTCCTATTGATGGGTCGATTATATCCACACCCAAGAAGAGAAGAGATGATTTGGCCCGATCTGGAAGCGTTCCTTACGAGCCTGGAATGAGGCAAGATGCAGATACTTTAGCTAAAAATAGTGAGGTAAAATTAGAGCGCGAAATGGATAATACGGTAGATAAATTGCTGTATGAAATGCCTAGTAATAAGCGGGAAAAGTTAATAAACGAATTGAGTTCAGGTGTAGAAATTAGTTACGAAAGACAAACAGGAGAATAAAATGGACGAAAACGCAGAAAGTGCTGACAGCACAGAAAGTGTTGATAGTGAAGAAAGCAGTATTGATATAGAAAGCGGTCTTGATTCTATTTCAAGTGATTTATTTGGAGTATCTAAAAATGATGAAGATGAATCACATGAAACGCTTGAAGAAACTGGCGAAGAAGTAACTGAAGATACTGAAACTCCTGAAATAAAAACTAAAGATGCACCTGCCTCATGGAAAAAGGAAATGCGTGAGTCATTTTCAGCATTAACACCAGAAATGCAGGATTATATTGAGCAGCGCGAATCTGAAATGCGAAGTGGATTAGATCAAAATAAAGATGATTCTATGCTAGGCCGATCAATTAGAGACGTTATGTCTCCGTATGAAAGTGAATTAGCAGCAGCAAATGTTAATAGCGAGACAATGATTAAAAATCTTATGGGCGCTCATTATAAGCTAACTACAGCGCCAATCTCAGAACGAACTGAAATGATGAATAGGTTAGCTCATGAATATGGCGTAAATTTAGGTCAAGAACCAAATAGCGATCAAAAACAAGTCGATCCGCAAGTATATGAATTGCAAAAAGAATTAAATGGGCTAAAGTATAAGATAGGTGAAAGTGAAAAAGCTACCAGACAGGAAGCAGAAACTCGAGTAACAAATGAAGTAAATGATTTTGCAGGAAAAAATGAGTATTTTGATGAAGTTAGTGATCAATTGATAGCTTTTGTCAATAATGGCGATACTTTAGAAAGTGCTTATGAAAAGGCTGTTTGGGCAAATCCAGTAACGCGACAGAAAGAGATGGATCGGATAGGTAAAGAAAAATCTGATACTGTAATGAATGCGAAAATGGAAAAAGTACGAGCAGCAAAAAAAGCAAAATCAACTAACGTCAGCAGTCGAGATTCAAGTCGTTCCCCTACAGGGTTTCTTGGTTCGATGGAAGACACAATGCGCGATACTATGCGCGACATCCAAAACCGTACATAAGAGGATATAAAATATGGCTTCTCCAAATAGTACGTTTACGGAATTGGTCTCTACCACGTTCCGGAAACACAAAAAAGAGATTAAGGATAACCTTTCAAATCGAAATGCACTCATTAAAAATTTAGTAGGAAAGGGTAATTATGACAAGGAAGATGGTGGTTTAACTATCGTGACTCCGCTTGATTACGCTGAAAATTCTACTTACCAACGATACAGCGATTGGGATGTGTTGAATATTGGCGCTTCAGATGTAATTTCTAGTGCTGAATATC